TATGTACGTAAGACTTGGTAGATATGCAAAAGAAGACGAAGAAAACTTTGTCCGAGATGAAGATATCGTCATTCATCCATATGACACTTGGAGCATGGACTACACTCTCGCACTCTTGATTGTACCATTACTCAAACAGCTCAAAGAAACTAAACACGGTGCTCCGGATGTTGATTCGTCGGATGTACCAATGTATCTCAAACCAAAACAGATGGACATTGTTCGGTATCGTGAAGAGGGTATAACAGATGATAACTTTTTTAAACGATGGGATTACGTCATTGATGAAATGATATGGGCATTCGAACAGATCGTAGACGAAGAAAACGAAGATCAGTTTTGGGATGGCAAAGATCTTGACAAAGAAGGATTAGAGAAACACCACAAAAGAATTAATAATGGAACTAAACTTTTTGGAAAATATTTCCGGAGTCTTTGGGATTGATGGACGCATGGGAACTATATAATATGTTGTTGAAAAAGTTTGGTGAGATACCAGACCCAAGATATCAACCAAAGAAATTTGAATACTATGTTAAACTATTGAGGGAAAATAATGGCGGCAAAACCTAGTGCCACATCGTGGAAACCAGAACGTAATATGAAGAAGACCTCTATTGGTCGTCGCAATGTCAAATTGCAAACAATGAATAAATCAAAGAAAAAATCTTATAAAGAATATCGAGGACAAGGATAATGGTACAAGTACCTAATGTTACTTTCAAGAAGAGAGTACGCGATGAGTCCATAGGAGGGGAGAACCCATTCAAATGGGTAGACGTAACAACAGAAGAAATATTTTCAGGCAATCGTGTTTTAGTATTTGCACTACCGGGTGCGTATACTCCCACTTGTTCTACTTATCAAGTGCCGGGTTTTGTACAGCAACACGATGCTATCAAAGCACTTGGGGTTGACGCAATTTACGTTTTGTCAGTCAACGATACTTTTGTTATGCGTAAGTGGTTATTGGAGCATGACTGTGCAGGAAAGATTGACTTCATTCCTGATGGCAATGCTGAGTTTACTAAAGGTATGGGCATGGATCTAGACATGTCTGCAGTTGGTTTCGGAACACGATCTCGTCGTTATGCAATGATCGTGAATGATGGTGTCATTGAAAAGATGATGGCAGAACCAGACGCAACTGAAGACGATCCAGATCCATATGGTGTATCCTCACCAGAATCTGTATTGGAGTATTTACGTGGACGAACTGCAGAAGTGGACAGTTGAAATTGAGTGGGATGGGGATGAAGCAATTCTTCCCCTCCCTAAAGAAGTTATAGAGAAACTTGATTTAAACTATGGTGATGTGTTAAACTGGACTGATAACGGTGATGGCACTTGGAGTTTAACCAAGGGTCAGTATGACAGTGACAGTGGACTAACAGAGAGTTTTTAATGGGACTTAATATTATTGATGATACTGAAGTAAGAAAACCTTCTTCTACGATGACAGAAGACGGTACTTACTCGACAGCACAAGGTGGAACTGAATTGATGAATGCCAAACTCTACGAAAGAGTAGATAAGGCATTGCTTGATGAGTTCTTTATTATTAAATCACGCGTACGTAAGATTGATCAGTCAAAACAGAACATTCTTTGGTTGCACGATCTGTGGTCAGACCCAGAGGTACAAAACCTCAAAGAAAAAAGTTTTCGGGATCAGTTCACTAAATTGATCTTTGTATCGAACTGGCAATTCCAAACATACAACCTTGCTCTTGGTGTTCCGTACAATGAGGCATTCATTCTTAAAAATGCAATTGATCCTATTGAGTACAAGCAAAAAGACAAAGATCAGATCCGTTTGATCTATCACACAACACCACATCGAGGTCTTGCTCTTTTAATTCCTGTGATGGAAGAACTCTCTAAGTTCTATGGTGATAAGATCCATCTAGATGTGTACTCATCCTTTGAAGCATATGGTTGGCCAGAACGTGATGAACCTTTCTTAGATTTGTTCGAACGTGCGAAGAATCATCCTAATATGACATATCACGGGTTTCAACCAAATCATGTCATTCGTGAAGCATTGCAGAAAGCACACATTTTTGCGTACCCATCGATTTGGCAAGAGACATCTTGCATTGCCGCGATCGAGGCAATGTCTGCAGGGTGTGAAGTTGTATGTCCTAACTATGCCGCTTTGCCTGAGACAACTGCAGGATTTGCTCAATCGTATCAATGGCACGAAGATCCGAATACTCATGCAAACATTTTTGCGAATATTCTCCATCAGACGATCCAGAATCATTGGGACGAAAACAATCAAAACAAAATACAGTTTGCAAAGAACTACATCGATAACTACTACAATTGGGACGTTCGTGCAATCGAGTGGACATCGATGTTACAAAGTTTATTAAATAAGGGTTGACATTATAGATGGTTTATTCTACAATTAAAGAGTAGATAAATTATTGGAAAAGACAATGATACTTTTAGACTTGAATCAGGTTATGATCAGTAACTTGATGATGCAAATCAAAGGGGGAAAGGCAGACTTAGAAGAGAACCTAGTTCGTCATATGGTACTTAACAGTATTCGATTATATCGACAAAAGTTTAAGGACTATGGTGAACTGGTTATCTGTGCTGATGATAAGAATTATTGGCGTAAGGATATCTTTCCATATTATAAAGCACACCGTAAAGAAGACCGTGAAAAGTCTGATCTGGATTGGAAGAAGATCTTTGAGATTCTGAACACAGTTCGCGAAGAAATCAAGGAAAACTTTCCTTATCGAGTGATCAAAGTCCCTCGTGCAGAAGCAGATGATATTATTGGAACTCTGTCAAAAAGGTTTGGTAAAATCCTAAATAATGAAGAGACAGAAAAGATCCTTATATTATCTGGTGACAAGGACTTTGGGCAGTTGCAAAAATATTCTAATGTAGAACAGTTCAGTCCTATTACTAAGAAGTGGGTGCGTGTATCCGATCCTGTTCGTTTCTTGAAGGAGCATATCATGAAAGGTGACAGAGGTGATGGTATCCCTAACTTCTTATCACACGATTCATGTATTGTTGCTAAGGAAAGACAGAAACCTATTACAAGCAAGAAACTTAATGAATGGGTTAAGATGGATGCAAGTGAATTCTGTAATGAAAATATGATGAGAAACTATTCTCGCAACGAACAGTTAGTCGATTTAGATTTCGTTCCTAAACAAATTAGTGACGAAGTGAATCGACAGTATGACGAATATGTATTACCCGAACGAAAAGGTCTGTTGAACTATTTCGTAAAGAATAAATTAAAACTATTAACTGAGTGCATTGGTGAATTTTAATGGAAACGTTTGACTCTATTTTTAAGAAAGTTGAAAAGGCAAAAACCAAAAAAGAAAAGATTGCTATTCTACATCAACACAGTAGTCCTGTGCTAAAAGCAATCTTAGGGTACACCTATGACCCTACAGTAAAGTGGTTACTCCCAGAGGGAACACCTCCTTACAAGCAGCTCTCTGATATATCAGACGCAGGAGTAACTTTAAAAACCGAAATGAAAAGATTTTATCTTTTCGTTGATGGTCCTACTGACACGCAAAGAAACTTAAAGCAAGTCAGGAGAGAAGAACTTTTCATTCAAACACTTGAGTCTTTACATCCAGATGAGTGTAAAGTCTTAATTGGAATGAAAGATAGGAAACTACCATATCGGGGGTTGACTCGCAAGTTGGTCGCAGAAGCGTTTCCCAACTTAGCGAAAAACTGGTTTTAAATACGATAAGAGTCTAAGATGGGTAAAATTAAAAAGTCTTTCCGTGAGTATGCCGAAGAAAATGACGACATTCGCAAAAGACCTCTTAAAAAAGAATCGCGTCACAATTTTAAGACGCACTTGATGGACGTGATCGAATCAGAAGATTGGGATGAACTAGAGGATGAATTAGATGAGCAAAGTCGCATGCATCGTAGGTAACGGTGTCAGTCGTAATCAGATCGACTTGAATGCACTTGTAGGTAAAGCAACTATTTTTGGTTGCAATGCATTGTACCGTGATTTTGATGATTGGGACTACCTCGTCTCGATTGATCAAAGTATGGTTCGTGAAGTCAGAAATAACGCCGAGTATTCTTGTAAGGGAACTATTTTAGTTCCTCCTGAGAACGAACATTGGGAAGACGAAGATTATAGTCCCAACCGTCGTCGTTCGAATGCAGGAATGAATGCTATGAAAGAAGCAATCAAAAGAGACTATAACATCCTATATTGTCTAGGTTTTGATTTTCTTCTCAATGGAGATATATCTGTAGATAACGTGTACAAAAATACAGAAAACTACGGACCAGAAACTCATGCTTCAAAAGGTGATAATTATCATAGAATGAAGTATCTAGAGTGGTTTATGAATAAATATTCTAATGTCACTTTTGTTTTTGTGTATCCAGATGGAGTTAGCACAAAGCACGTCGAGGCATCAAACTTTTATGTCATGGACGAATCAGTGTTCATGAATAAAGTCACACAATAAGAGGGACTCTTATGTCACCAGAATGGTCTATCATATTTTTTTCATGCATTTCTGCTTGTGTATATTTTTCTTGGAACTCAGGGTTCAAGAAAGGCATCGAAGAGGCAACAGTCTTAACTCTTGCACAGCTTGAAGGACAGGGGTTGATTCATTTTGATAATAATGGTAATATTAAATCTGGTAAAGGTCGAAAAATGTTAGGAGATATGATCGATGAGCGCAATGGGGAGTAAAGTGTTGGATGTTCAGGATGACATTATTGATCTATTGAACAAAGGAAAGACTGTTTCTGAAATGAAAGAAATCGTTGAAGAGATGCATGGATCACAATACGTAGAACTTGTTGAAGAAGTCCTTAAAGAAAACTTCAACTAATACTAAAGTATAATGAAAAAGTTCTTGACCCCTCCAACCAGTGTGGTAATATATCCATATTGATTGAGAGGGGTTTTTTATGGAATACACACAGAACTACTACGATGTCGTTTTGGTTGCAGTCGTGACTGCCCTAGCGTTCACTTACATTGTTTTCAATGGAGACAAATAATGGCAAACGATCCTTACTCTGATGCAATCACTTGGGTGTGCGAGTATTACAACATCACCAAGGAAGAATGTGTCGAGTATTACTGGGCAGAAGTTGAATCAATGATGACTATCCTTCCTTTGCTGACGATAAACAAATACAATCAAAAAAAGTGAAAAAGTTTGTTGACTTCCCTGACCAGTTTGCTATACTGACCTTGTTGAATTGAGAGAGAGAAAATTATGTTGAAATATGAAAATCTTGCTGAAGTGGGTATGATTATCCGTGGTTATGACTTCTTTGGTAGCAAAGGTGCTTACATCGAAGGTAAAGTGATTGCCAAAGGTGCGATCCATACTCCAAGTGGTCAACACTATTTTGACGGTTACACCATCATTGTTGAGAAAGACGGTGCTGAGTTTGGTCGTGAAGGTGAAGAAGCATACATTCCGTATGAGACTAGCATGGACTACGATGGTCGTGTTGAGTTGATTGATACTTGCGATAACGATGCAGAGTATAACTTGGCAATTCAGATGATGAAAGAACTGAACGCAGAACAGAACTGCATGGTAAATGTTTAAGGAGATGAATATGAATCCTAAAGGTTACATTCCAGTGATGTATGTAGAGTTTGACTGTGGTGAGACACTTTACTATCAACCACACAGTTTTATGTTGCTAACTGAGCAGTTCACAAAAGTGAAGAACTGGGAGAGAATCATGCTCCCTGAAAATGCGATTGAGTTGAGGAATTCAAATGTTTAATTATTATCTTGGGTATTATGACGGACAGTTTGTCACGAAAGTCGCGGCAATGTCTGAGAACAGTGCGAGAGATAAGATCGCACAGTTGGTTGGAGTATCAGCATCAGCATACTCTGGTAAAGCAAGACGTTTAGTTTCAGTGGTGAAAGTGTGAAGATTGTCATTACATATAAAACATCTGATGGCGCAATTAATGATTGGGTATGTGAAGAAGAACGTTTCGATCATATTGTTAAGGTGTGTGAAGAGAAAGGGTTTGAAATAGTTTCAGTGGAGTATTTACTATGACAGAGTTAGATTACGATCCAGAATTCAATAAAATGTCAATGTGGGATCAACTAGGTAAGATCTTAGACAGTGCGGATAATCCGTTCCCTCGTGACGATGTTACGACTGATGATGATGTTAAGATCACAGGTATCACTCCAAAGGATTGTATTGATATTAGAAATTTAGTATTGCAATTCGAAAAGACTGATGCGCGTAAGGAGTTTCTCAAACGTATTCAATTGTCTGAGAACTTCAAGGAGATCTTGGAATATGTCAGGTCTAAATAACATACCAACAGAAAAACTGTTGTATGAACTGTATGAGAGAGTAGACGACAATTTGTTTGCTCCAGAGCGTAAGCATGATCCGTACTTGGATAAGATTGACAGATTGGAAAAGATTAATCTGTGCCAAGTCTTACGAATTACATATGAGGATTACAGAGATGTGGATTCTGATTCTAGTAGTGATGACAACTAAAGGTGAGTTCATTCCATATGAACAAGGGATTTACAAATCATGGCAAGAGTGTTATGATGTAAGAAAGATAGTTATTGAAGAAATGGGTGCAAGATACAGGGCAACCTGTTTGGAGTGGAAATGATAATTTCTGGTTGGATATTTCTGATCTGTTTAGGATTAATTTGGTTTATGATTAAAGGTAATGATAATGAGTAAGTAT